TACACTACATTTTCACTAACAACAAAAATATACACACACACTTACACACTTATATCTCTATTTATTTTTCTCGCAAAAATAAAAAATTGATATATATAATTTTATTTTGCTTATACAAAATATTTAAACAATATGGTTAAAAACGCATCTGGTGGAAGCAAAACTAAAGGTCTTGCTCGCAAGCACATAATAAAAAGTAATCAACCAAATAAATTACGATTACCTATAGAAGAAGGTGAAGAAATAGCATGTGTTACAAAAATGCTAGGAAATGGAATGTGTGAAATTTATAATAACAAAGAAATGAGATTAACAGGACACATTCGTGGAAGTATGAGAGGTCGCCAAAAACGTCATAATACAATCACTAATTCATGCTTAGTATTAATTGGTCTTAGAACATGGGAATCAACACCCAAGAATTGTGACATTCTATGTATTTACGATGATTCACAAATAAAAGAACTAGAAAATATACCAAATATTAAAATGGACAAAATAATTGATATACGAAATAACAATATGGGTATAACAAAAAAAGAAAGTAATATAATAGAATTTACTGAAGAAGAAGAAGAATTTAAAATATCAGAAAAAGACATGGTTGAAGAATTTACATTTGAAAATAAAAATAATATCGATATTGATGACATCTAATTGAAAAACAATTCAAATTCAAATGGCATAAGTTCTCGTGGTACCGCAACAAAATTTTTATTTATTAAATTCATTAACTTATCATTTATATTAATATCAGTATCATTTTTTTTATGATGAAATACAGAATGATTCACTTGATAGAGAACAAAAATAGAAATAATTAAACGAAGCATCTTATATAATATAATTAAGTATTATTATATAAGATATTATCAATTTTATAGCTCAGGATAACTTCCTTGCATCAATAGACCACATTGTCCTTTTCCATTATTAAATTCATCTCCACGCCCTAATTTAATAAATCCCTTATCACCCCAACTTGTACCCCAAGAATTCTTAATTAAATAATAATCATCACCATTATCAGATCCGTATCCCACTAACAAAACACCATGATCTAGCTTTGTTCCACAATCTCCAGTAAAAACACCAGATTTGTACAATTGAAAATCTTTTTGATCAGCTTGAATTGCAATAGATACAGGCTGTTTTTCTAAAGCAGACATCATTTCATAATCAGAATTAGGAGTTACATCAACATAATCAACAATTTTACTATCAACAACATTTGTACAACTATTATCACACGAACCAGATTTCTTAGTTGTACCAGATACATAAGGATAATCACTTTCAGAACATAACCCATCATTTTTCTCAATCCATTTAAATGCATTATCCATTAAACCTCCATTACAACCATGATCTCTTCCACCGTTACCAAGAGTATCACAATCAACCAATTGCTGCTCTGAAAAACTATCTAACTTTCCATTTTTAATAAAATATGCACCTTCTAATGCACCTGTAGTAGAGAAACTCCAGCACGAACCACACTGACCTTGATTTTTTACAGGTGTTACAGCTCCCTTACTAACCCAATCAATACTGCTAGAAAGAGCTGTTAAATCATCATCATTAATACAAGAGGTTACACATTTAATTTTCTCAATCTTTTTACTCATTTCTTCATCACGAAGACAGTCTAATACACATTTAACTTCACGAACATCTTTTTTTATTTTATCAACATCAATATCAAACCTCTTTCGATTATGAATACCAATTGAAAAATGATCTCTAAATTCATCAATATTCATTCCAGAGTATTCATTATGTCCTAAAGTATAAGTTAAATTCTTTGCGTTTACTTCTTCAATATACTTATCATTCAATACCCAAGTTTGAAACATACTATTATAATGATCATCATTATTTACACGAATATTAAATTCGTTAATCCAACGGTCATATCTATCTTTCCAAACATTTTGACCCTCTCCTCTACACCTTAAATAAAAACAGCTGAAAAATAATAATGCAAAATAAAACATTATATATTTATATTAGATATATAATATTTAACTCCTTTTTATATTATTAATTGTAACCTAACCTTTCTCTTAACTTTATCTTCATCTTCAAATAAAAATATTTTAAATTGTTTACTTGCATAATTATCTAAATTACTAGATACAGATATACGAGAAAAAAGTTTGAATTTTTCTAGATATACCGTATAATTATACATACCATCTGAACGTAATATCTTGTCAAATATAACTCCCTCATAATTATCTTCTAACAATTCATTATTATTATAAAACTGAGCTAATAAATTACAGTCAACTTGAATACGACGAATAGAACGCATAGACGTATTTATATAATCTAATTTTTCAACCCATTTATTTAAAAATTCTATTGCACACGTACTCATATTTTGAACTATATTACATTCTCGAAAAAGTATTATTTGGTTTAACAAATCAACTAATCTCCTTATAGGACTAGTAATTTGCAAATAAGAATTCATATTATTTGAATAAAAAATTCTATTTCTAATTAACTCGTGTTCTAATGTTGTACCTTCATCATATGATACATATTTACCCATAGAATTATTCCATAATTTAATTGCCATAAGAGAATCAGGAGATAAATCTTTTGGAATACTGTCCAACAATTCTTTATTTTTAATAAATGCTGTACGAAATATTCCTATTTTTTTCTCATTCATTAAACTTGCAGTATACATATTCATTACTATCATCCAATAAGAAATCAAATCATGTGTTGTTTTTACACTTCTATCTAGTTGTTTTGTTAATTCATATAATTCAATAAAATGAGGATCTCTATGCAATTCTTTCTGTGAATGATAATAATTTTTAGATACAGAAATAATACAATTCTTAAGAGAGTATTCTTCTACATTAATATATTTACCATGCCTATCAATAAATACATCTAAACATACGGCAAACCTATATTGGTTTTGTTGTAAACTACATAAAGTATCAGATAAAATTGTTGGTAACATAGGACGTTTTCGATCAGGTAAATATATTGTTGATACTCTTTCTCCAAAAGAATCCCATAATTTTAATGTTTCTAACCATAAGAACACATTTGAAATATAAATACTTACCCGCCAACCATTATCTGTTGTGTCTATTGACAATCCATCATCAAAATCAGTACTTGATCGTGAATCAATTGTAAAAATATATTCATTTCTACGATCACATATATTATAATTATTATCTTGTAAAATATTATCTATATATTGCTCTCTTGTTTTCTCATTTAAACTTTCCCTCGTTTTACTGATAAAATTAGACATAGATATATGTAAACTTTTACAATATAACTGATATTCATAAAATACTTCTAAGATATTAACATCACCAAGTGTATTAGTTATAACACCTCTAGGATGCTTACTGTCCCAATCTATAAACTTAAAAGTTACATATTTATTAATATATTTTTTATTAAATCCTATTTTAAGATCATATGGAACTAAAAAATATGGCAAATGTTTATCGTCCGGAATTACACGATATAATAATTTACCATTTTTACCTCTTCCATACGTAATATTATTTTCTAATACCAAAACACCTGCTAAGTTTTTACTATTTCGAATTTGTGACTGAAGTATAGATAAACTATTATTTTCTAACATCAAAATGTCATTATTAAAAATCTTCTTTAAAAAAATATTAATATTAGAACATTCAACAATTTCTTCTGTATTAATATTTACCAACTTATAATCAGAGTATTCTCTGTCTGAGATTAATATTTTTACATTCATACAATCTATATACAAAAACTATTTTTATATTAGTTTAAATATTATTATCTAAGTATATTTAATTATAAAATGATTGGTAAATCCAGTCAAAATAAAATTAAAAAAAATAAAATTAAAAAAAATATAAGTTGGAATCTATACAATAATACTATTTCTCTTACTTATTCAGCTACAGAATACGATAGATCTAACAAAGACGACACACTCATTATAGATAAAGAATCAGAATTATTAGAAATTATATATGATCAACACTTTAATAAACCTTTAAGTAGAAATCCTACTCACATACACAATTATATTGTTTATAAAGAATAAATATAATAAACATAAATAATATTTACACTATTATTTATGAGATATAAAGAAAAATCTATTAACAAAGATGCTATCTATTTAATAATTGTAGAATCACCATCAAAATGTAGTAAAATAGAACATTTTTTAGGAAAAGACTATTGCTGTATTGCATCTATGGGACACTTACGAAAATTAACTGGTTTAACCTCAATAAATACAAAGGGTAATTTTGAGCCTACCTTTAGTTTTATAGAGGAAAAAAGAAAACATATTTCAAAAATGGATGAAATTATTAAAAGATTTCTACCAGAGAATATTATTTTAGCAAGTGACGATGATCGAGAAGGAGAAGCTATTGCATGGCATATTTGCGAAATTTTTTCACTATCTGTAACAAAAACAAAACGAATTATTTTTCATGAGATTACAAAACAAGCAATTATAGATGCTATAAAAAATCCTATTACTATTAATATGAATTTAGTTCAAGCACAACACGCAAGACAAATTTTAGATATAATTGTTGGATATAAAGTTTCGCCATTCTTATGGAAATACTTATACAATAACAAAGAAAACTCACTATCAGCAGGAAGATGTCAAACCCCTGCTTTACATCTAATTTATGAAAATGAATTAAAACAGAATGAAGATGCAGAAGTAAATTATAAAACAACTGGTTTATTTACATCAAAAAAACTAGAATTTAATTTAAATCATCAATTTACAGAAGAAAATCAAGTTGAAAATTTTTTAAAAGAATCTGTCAATCATAATCATAATATTACAATAAATGATGGAAAAGATACTGAAAAAAGTTCTCCAATACCTTTTCAAACATCAAAATTATTACAAACTGCTAATAACGTATTACATTATTCTCCAAAACAAACTATGGATGTTTGTCAAAAGTTATATCAAGCCGGATATATAACATATATGAGAACTGAAAGTACAAAGTATTCTCAAACCTTTATTAATAAAGCTTGTACATATATAGAAAAAAGATTTAATAAAGACTTCATAGGAAACATAGCAAAAATTAAAAATACTGATTCAAATAATCCTCATGAAGCTATACGTGTTACCAATCTTGAAACAACTAGTGTTAATGGCGATGAAAATAAAAAACTAAATGCTCTCTATAAAATGATTTGGAAAAATACATTACAAAGTTGTATGAAAAATGCAAAATATAAAAATTATAAACTTGAGATTGATGCACCTCAAAAACATAAATATAATTATACTATTGAATATCCATTATTCTTAGGTTGGAAAACAATAGAAGAAAAAGAATCATTAGAAAACTTGCAAACTATATCTAATGGATTGTTATTTTTTTGTAAACAGTTAAAAAATCCAGTACCATATGAAAAAATAGAAACACATATTTCAGTTACAAATAAACATCCACATTATTCAGAATCAAGTTTAATACAAAAACTAGAAAAGATAGGTATTGGCAGACCTTCAACATATGCTTCTATTGTTCATACTTTATTAGAAAGAGAATATGTATTAAAAAAAGATGTAGAAGGAAAAAAATTAGAATGCACAGATTTTACACTTCATAATAAAACTATTTCAAAAACAAAGCAAGAGAAAATATTTAATCAAGAGAAAAATAAACTTGTTATCCAGCCTGTAGGTATACTATGTATTGAATTCTTAATAAAAAATTTTACAAGTATTTTTTCATATGATTATACTGAAAATATGGAAACAGAATTGGATCTTATTTCAAATGGATCTTTTGATAAAGAATGGAATATTATATGTAAAAATTGTTACGAAGAAATTAAACATCTAGGCGATCCTCTCAAAAGTCTTAAAAAACTTGTTTTTGATATTGATAGTGAACACGTATTAATGTTTGAAAAACATGGTCCAGTTCTACAGAAAAAATCCAATAAAAAGGAATACATATCAGTAAATCCAGAGATACAAATTGATATTCAGAAACTAAAAAATTATGGTGAATATAATTTAGATGATTTAATAGAAAAGAAACCAGATTATTTAGGAATTTATGACAACGAGAAAGTGTATATAAAAAATGGAAAATACGGATATTATGCTGAATGGGGAGAAAAAAGAGAAAGTTTGAAAAAGTGTAAAACACCTATAAAAGATTTAACAATTGATATTTTTATACAATTTATTGAATCCAACGAAACAAAACCATATTTAAGAAAGCTAAATGATTTTATGGAAATCCGGAGAGGGAAATTTGGAATGTATGTTTATTACAAAACTCCTGAAATGAAAAAGCCATCCTTCTTAAATATAAAAAAATGTAAATTAGGAGTGTTAACATGTGAAATTCAAGAGCTAATCGATTGGATTAATGAAACATACAATTTGAATGAAAAAGTAAAATAAACTAGTAATATATAGAATGGATTCAAAGTTGCTTTCATCAGTATTTGATTATACTTCATTTTTCATATTATATGTTTATTCATTTGTTTATATGTTTAAAGAGAAAACCCAAGTGGTTGGATTAGGGTTTTTGTTATTTATTCAATTTTCATTCATGCTTTATATGTACGTAGTAATATTTAAAACAACCAAATTTTACAAAATTCCTCTATACTTTTTGGGTTATCTATCATTAGGATCTATATTGATAGGAAGTGTTTTAAATACAGTAGCACTTATTATGATAGGAATGGTATTATATAACTTAAATCAAACGTTCTTCAAAATTCAAAATAAACCGTTAGATCTTTCTAAAAATGCTAATAAAAGATTAAAAGAATTCAAAGATTTCTTTGTATCTTATTTTTGTTTAAATTCTGTTATAATGGTTGGCGTTGTATTATTTTTCCCTTTTATTAACAAAGGTATCGATATTAGAGATATTACAAATCCAGAAACTATTATATTAATCCTTTTTATGTTTATTTGTTTAGCTGTCTTAGGTATGTCAGGATATCAAATCTTTATTGCAGATGAATTGTTAAAATATTCACGTAAACAAATTGTTCATCAAGAAAATGATAAATTGAGTTAAATATGTATAAAAACATTATTATCATTAATATAAAGTAATGAAATATTACGAAACATTTTTCGATGAATATGTACAAGCAAAAAATAATTTTGATTTGCACCCTGAACTATCAAATACTATAAGTCAGCTACCTGATTCTATATATAATTTGAATAATCTAATTATATACGGCCCATCTGGTATTGGAAAATATAGTACTTCTCTTAAAATTATTAATAAATATAGTAATAATGAATTAAAATACGATAAGAAAATAACCGTTGCAACAGATAAGCAAAGCTATAGTTTTAAAAAAAGTGATATTCATTACGAAATTGACATTTCATTATTAGGTTGCACCTCAAAGTTATTATGGCATGAAATTTTTTTTAGAATTGTTGATGTAATTAGCATGAAAAAAGAGAAAACTGGTATTATTTTATGTAAAAATTTTCATTTAATACATTCCGAACTACTAGAAGTATTTTATAGTTAT